ATTCGACGCCGGATTCACTCACTTTTGATTTTGAGCGTATGAAATTGCGTCTCGAAGTAGCACAACGGAGATACATTTAGTACAGGAGAAATCGAAATGAAGAACAAGTATGAACAGGAAGCCGCACGACTCCGCGGTCTTTATGACCAGGTAACGAGTCAGGCCCGTTCCCTTATGAACGAATGGGAAGGGAAATCTGACGAAATGCCTGATGAGGTCAAGCAAGAGGTCAATCAGCTTTTAGGCAAGGCGGATGAATACGCTGGCCTAATCGACATGAATGAGACGCTTGCGGGTCAAGAGGCATACATGAAAGAGCCTTCAGGCCCTCCACAGTCAGCGAAACACAATTGGCGGCCGGCCGGCCCGGACGAGGGCGATCAGGACATCGACCCCAAGGCTTGGCGATCTTTCGAGATGAAGCGCCTCCGCCGCGACCCGATTCACGGCACCATCCACGAGGACGTTATCGAGGTTCGTTATCACGTCCCTCTGGTAGTCCAGCAAAAGGGCTACAAAAGCGCGTTTGAATCCTATCTGCGGAATGGCAAACGGCGGATGGGGCCAAACGACCGCAAAACTCTGACCGAAGGTCTTGACGATGCGGGCGGGTTTTTGGTTCCCGAAGATTATCAGGCAGAGCTGATCAAGAAAATCGCGGCACAAGCGACCATTCGAGCGCGAGCACGGGTGGCAACCACGAGCCGCGATATTGCGACATGGCCAAAAGTTAATTATGACAGCGATGACAAATACACGTCTCCAGTGCGGATGAAGTGGACGGGCGAAAGCCCCTCGAGTTCCACGGTTCACCGTGTCAACGAGCCGGTATTTGGTGTCCATTCGATTCCCATTCATACCGCGATGGCCAGTTTCCCCCTCAGCAACAACCTGATTGAGGACTCGGCCTTCGACGTGGTTGGAATCTCCAGCGACTTGCTTTCCGAGGCGTTTGTACTCGGTGAGAATGAGGCGTTTATCAACGGTAACGGAACCGGCCGGCCTATGGGCATTTTGACCCAGGTTGACGGCGACGGGCCCGCCTCGGTAGTCTCTGGAACCACGTCAACGCTTACCGCGGATGGCATCATCGACCTGGACTATGAGCTACCGCCTCAGTACGAAAACAACGCCGTCCACATTATGAACAAAGCTACCGAGAAGGTTATCCGCAAGCTTAAGGACGCGAATAACAACTACATCTGGCCAATCTGGCCTCAGATGGGCGGCTTCGCGGCCGCGCCGCGAGAGCTTTTGGGCTATCCGGTAATGCGTGACCAGTTTATGCCAGACGTGAGCGCCGGGGCCTACCCGATCATCTTTGGCGATTTGCGGGGCTACCTGGTGCTTGACAGGGTTGGTATCAGCATCCAGCGTCTGACCGAGCTTTATGCAGAGGACAATGTAACCCTTCTGCTCGCCCGCAAGCGACTCGGCGGCAAGGTCATTGAACCTTGGCGGATGAAAGTCCAGAAAGTCGGAACCTAATCGGAGGTAAATGAGATGTTCTTACAGCAAGCAGAACCCAAACAACTTTTTGAGCCGACCCATGTAACGGGTGCTGGTTCTTCCGGGTCATGGATTGACCTTCAAGGTTTCATTGGCCCTGGAGTACAAGAGATCAAATTTGTGCTCGCCGCCGGCCCGTCCAGCACAAAGGGAACGTGCGGGGGCACAATTGAAGCGGCCCAAAAATCAGACGGCACAGGTTCAGCGACTCTACTGACGTTCGATACGTTCACCTCCGCGGGCGGCCTTCAGGCCAAGCACGCGGTAGTGGATGCAGAAGATCGGTGGGTGCGCTTTAACGGCACAGTCCAGAGCGGAAAGAACATGATTTTATCCGCGAACCTGATTGCCCAGGCGTTGGTTAGACCGTAGTTTTTCTCGATAGCAGAGGGGAGTCACATCCCCTCTGCTACACTTACGAAAGGGATAGATTAGCATGACTAACGAGTTTCCAGAATTATCGGTTGAAGAAATCCAAGAGAGACTCAATCAATCCGATATGAGGCCAGTGATTGCAATTCCTATGGAGCGCACGCTTGCCTATGCCGACAAAGTTATCTGGAGTTGGCTAAAGATGGCCCAGCGTGGATTCCCGTTTATCAAACAGGGTTATCAACGCACAAGTCTAGCACGGAATCGGTTTGCGATTCAGTTGCTCCAATCCAACTATACCCATGTGATTATGCTAGACGCCGACCACATTCACCCGGTGGATACGATAGATAAATTGCTCCGGTGGTTTGTTATCGACGATGACATCATGGTAGTCGGAGGGATGAATTTTCGCAGGGGCGAACCTTATGACCCGTGTTGCTATTTCCAGGGCGATGATGGCAAATACTACCCGCCCGCGGAATGGTCAGAAGGATTGCTAAAGGTTGATGCGCTTGGATGTGGGTCAATCTGCATTGACCGCCGCGTTTTTGAGATTATGGAACCGCCTTGGTTTTTCGACCCGCTTGATAAAGTGTGGGCAAACATCTGGCCGGGCGAGGACATCGGTTTTTCTCAAAAGTGCAACGAGTACGGAATCGATCTTTACGTAGACACGACCGCGACCAGTCCACATATCATCGAAGCGACCGTGGAGCGGAAAACATTTGAGGACTATAAACGCCAGCATAATATCAAGGTAGATGAAATTGAAAATTTTGTCACCTTAGGCAGGCGGAAAGATCAACCAGTAGAACCTTAAAATTCAGAAAGGGACTATCATGCTAGAGGACGCTTGGAAGGCGATAAAGGAAAAACGCGCCGGCGATGTTTGTACCGTTATCGGGAATGGGCCCAGCCTAAACGATATTCCAAAATCGTTTTTGGTGAAGTACCCGACGTTTGGCACAAACAAGATATTTTTACTGCATTGGTTTTCACCGACCTACTACGTTGCCGTCAATCCGCTTGTGTGCCGTCAGTCTATCGCTTATATCAATGAGCTAGACAGCGAGCATAAATTCATTCGCCAGGAATATGCAGACCAGATCGACGGGGCCTTGCCTCTTAGATCGACTAACATGCCCGTTTTTTCGCCTATGCCCTACAAATATGTTTACGAGGGCTATACGGTTACGTATGTGTGTCTCCAGATTGCAAAATATCTTGGATATAAAACCGTTCTTCTCGTGGGTGTAGATCATTCCTACCAGTGCGAAGGAAATCCAAACGAGGAACAGGAATGGAAGGGCCCGGACGTGAACCATTTTGACCCAGGATATTTCCAGGGTGACAAATGGCATTTACCAGACCTCGAGCGGGCTGAAGGTGCCTACCTGATGGCGAAAACAAGATACGAGCGCGACAGTTGTCAGATTGTCAACCTATCGACCAGAACAGAGCTAGACATCTTCCCACGTGACGGCCTGGAGAATTGGTGATGAAGTCCAAGCGTATCTTAGTTCATTCGATGGGCAAATGCGGAAGTCAGAGCGTGTTTTTATCCCTCAAAAACGCCGGCTATCCCACGCTCCATTGCCATTACCTAGTTGATGTGTTTAGACGTGCTGATAGGGACGTTTTAGACGCCCTCAGGCAGATTGGCGATGCACCCCTACATATCATAAGCCTTACCCGTGAACCGATGGCCAGAAACGTGTCAGGATGGTTTGCGAACCGATACAAAGGCGGCCCAGCGAAACCGATAGATGTTATGGAGCATTATCCTCATCATGTGCCGCTTGTGTGGTTCGACCGGGAAATGCGCGGTAAATGGGGCCTGGACATTTATAAATTGGGCTTTATCAAACGTCAGGGGTGGCAAATATACGATTGCCCACCGCACCGCGTTTTGATTATTCGCCTTGAAAATCTCAACGACGTTTGGGATACGGCCTTCTCAAAATTCACAGGCGAACCGGCCCCAGATATGATCAGGGCCGGCCAGTCCAAAAAGAGGCATTTTGGAAGCGAGTACACGCGGTTCAGGGGATTTGCTCAGTTTCCTCGCTATTTTTTACGCTATCTTTACGAGAGCAGATATATGAAAACGTTTTATACCGACAGCGAAATCGAAGAATTTTATCGCCGCTGGTCGGCAAAGGAATAAAAAATGTCAGATAAATTCAAATATTCCAGTGATGGCAACAGGTCTTGGCGTGAAAAACTGTTCGATTTGGGGGACGATTTTTATGCACCCGCGGCGGTGATATACAACGAAAACGGCGATCACGTCCACCCGTTTATAGACGTTGACAATTATTTGGATACCTATTTTCTGGATGGAAGCACGCGGGATATGGCCGTTGATGGTAGCACGACGGCGGTCGAATACGCTTATACCGTCCCGGCCGGAAACGTATTGATGGCAACGATGGTAAACATTGACATCGAGGACGGCACAAACGCGTTTGACCCAGAGAAATTTGGTGCGATTGGAGGTGGTCTTTCTAACGGCGTGGAAATCTCGATAACGCCAAGCGGCGAGTCCAAACAGGTGATTGAGCTAATCAAAACCAACCGCGAGCTTGGAACGCTCTTTTATGATCTTGTCGGTTTTTTCAAAAAGGACGGTGATTACATCGGGCGATGGTCGCTTGCCCGTGACGTTGGATGTAAAGGCTATTACCTAGACGAAGGTGATAAGTTTTCGGTGCTAATTCAAGACGATCTATCGGGAATGGATTATTTATCGTTCAAGCTAAAGGGCTTGCTATACGTGAAATAATAGAAAGGGAATAATGTCAACAGTAACAGCGATTGTATCAGCGTATTATGCAGAAGAATTTTTGAGAGGCCGGCTGGTCAATCTGAAAGCACAGAGCCTAGAACCTGAAATCGTGGTTGTTTGTCAGGACGGTTCAGAGGAACACGCTATCGCACGGGAATTCGAGGTCAAAACCGTTCTAACGACCGTTATCCCTACAGTCTATGATGCCTGGAACATGGCAATCAGAGATAGCGAGGGCGACTACATAACAAGCGCGAACAGCGATGACAGGTTCTATCCGGGTGCGCTAGAGAAGATGGCCGCGGCGTTGGATAGACACAGCGATAGATGCCTAGCCTATGCCAACGTGGACAGGGTGACAGAGATTGACGGCGAATCGGTCGCGGTTTTCGATTGGGCTGAAGGTGGGCTGGAGAAATTACTCGAAGGGTGTTTCATTGGGCCAATGCCGATGTGGAGGCGATCTTTACACGAGGAACACGGATATTTTTTCTCGGACTATACGGTCGCTGGCGATTATGAATTTTGGATGCGATTGGCCCTCGCTGGAGAACGTTTTTACAAAATGCGTTGTGGGGCGTTGGGGGCACATTTGGAACATGATAAGGCCCTAGAGCACCGAGAAGGATTGCGGGCTACGTGGGAAACGGCAAAAGTGCGAGGCATATACAGAGACGCGATTAAGGAGCGTAAAAAAAATGGTTGAAATCAGAATGACCAGAACGGTTATCGAAAACACGCAATTGGGCCCGGTTCGGCTGGTGGGCGGGAAAACCTATACAGATGATGACCTGGAAATGCGAACGATTGAATCGCTTGTAGGGCGCGGATTCGCCGTCTATACGGTTATGCCTCAGGCGGAACCGGAGCCAGAACCAGAGCCAGAACCGGAACAGACCGACTACAGCGAATGGACGGTCACGGAGCTAAAAGACGAAGCGCGTGAGCGCGATCTTTCGGGCTATTCAACGATGCTGAAAGATGAGCTAGTCACGCTATTGGAAACGGATGATGGCCGCTAATTACACGACGCTCGCCCAGGTAAAGACGCTATTGCCAGATAGCAGATTCACGACGGCCCACGAGGACGCTATCGAGGCGATCATAGGGCGCGTTAGTAGGCTTGTGGATACCTATACCCAACGAGAGCCAGGGGCCTACTACGTGACCGCCTCCGAGACGCGCTATTTTGACGGTAACGGGAAGGCGGAGCTATGGGTAGACGAAATGGCCGCCGCGCCGACAAAGGTTTCTGTCGCGGAATCTGGAGAGATCGACCCGGCGAGCGGGACGGGTGGGGATTACACGGAATGGGCGGACACGGACTATTTCCTTTGGCCGTCCAACGCCCTAAAGCGTCAAGAGCCT